ATTAAGATAAAACCTTTACCTGAAAAATCATACCAAGAACTACGAGCATCTGCTTACCCTAGTATTACAGCACAGCTTGATATGCAGTATCACGATGCAGTCAACACTACAGCAACATGGGTAGAAGCTATTGAAGCAGTAAAGGTGGCTTATCCTAAACCTGTAGAGGTCGTTACTACTCCCGAGGTGGTCGTTGAAGAGGCTCAAGTAACAGAAGAACCTGTAGTAGCAGAAGAAGAAACAATTGTAGCCACTGAGAAAACACCATGATGTACTTACGGTGGTTAGTTTCATTTCCTTTGTCATGGGCTATTACTATTGTTACTTGGCTTATAGCTCCTGTACTAGCCCTTCCTATATTTATTACTACTATCAATAACAGGGATTGGCTTATCGCTCCTGTTAGGTGGTTTCAGACACATGATGCGCCTGTAGATGAATGGTATATGGATGGTTACTATAAGAAGTGTACTTGGGCTAAATGGGATTTTACTAAAGCCTTTCATCGTTACTTAGCACGTTACTTTTGGATATGTCGTAACCCTGCTTATGGTTTTAATTATCATATTCTAGGTGCTACTCCTTTACATAATAAAATTGTTAGTGGTTCATTCGATCGCTGGGACACTGGCGTAAGTAATTGGGAATACACCAAATGGGGTTCAGCATTTAACTTCAGGGCACAATGGTTTTTTACTACTAACTTTTATGTGCGTATTAACATTGGTTGGAAAGCTCACACAGGGTTTGATAAAGTTATGTTAGCTAGTTTTATATTTGTTAGAAAGTGGAAAGTGTGATGGTAAATATTGATCCAGTAGAATATGGGAAATTACTTTCTACAGTAAATACCTTAGAAAAAAAGATAGATAGTATGGATAATGATTTAAAAGAACTTCTAGCCCTTGCTAATAAAGGTAGGGGTGGCTTTTGGGCAGGTATGACTATAGCTTCAATAATAGGTGCTGTAATTTCATACTTTGGTGCGCATTTACTTAAAGGATAATATATGGGTGCATTAGTTAGTTTTTTAGGTGGTTCTATATTTCGTATGATTTGGGGTGAAGTGTCAAATGCTTACACTAAACATCAAGATAATAAACAAGAAATTCTTGCCATGGAATTACAAGATAAGTTAGATGGTAATAAGGCAGAGCGTGAATTAACAAGATTAAAGACTTTAAATGATTTAGGTATTAAACAAATAGAAGTACAATCTAATGCTGATTTATCTTTAAAAGATGCAGACAGTTTTGTTACAGCTATGAGTACATTAAATACTAAATCAGGTATTACTTGGGTTGATGCTTGGAATGGTATTATTCGCCCTTGGGCAGCTACAACTGCTATTCTTATTTGGTGGGGTTGTTTATATACACAAGGGTTTATATTAACAGAGTGGGATAAAGAATTAGTGGGTGTTATTTTAGGATTTTACTTTGCCCATAGAGTTTTTATTAACAAGAAATGAATGATTTATTAAAACTTATTAAACGGTTTGAAGGATGTAAATTAAAAGCCTATTATTGCCCTGCTGGCATTCTTACAATTGGTTGGGGTGCTACAGGGGATATATCTGTAGGTGAAATATGGACACAAGAACAAGCGGATAAACGACTTGAACAAGATGCCCTTAAATTCTTTGTTGGTACTAAGAAACTACTTCCAAATGCTTCAGATAGGGTAATTATAGCTTGTTCTGATTTTGCATATAACTTAGGTTTAGGAGCATTAAAAACATCTACCCTTAGACGCAAGATATTAGCAGGGGATATAGAAGCAACTTGTGTACAATTAGCTAGATGGAATAAAGGAGGTGGTAGGGTATTACGAGGTTTAGTGTTACGCCGTCAAGCTGAAATAAATTATATTAAAGGGTTTCAGTAAATTATGAAAAAAGATACTCGTTTAGAAAATGCTGGAGTTAGTGGATATAATAAACCAAAAGCTACACCTAGTCATGCTACAAAATCTCATGTTGTTGTAGCTAAAGTAGGTGATGTTGTAAAAACAATTAGGTTTGGTCAAAAGGGTGTAACTGGTAGTCCTGATGGTAGCAAGCGTAATGAAGCATTTAAAGCTAGACACGCTGCTAATATTGCTAAAGGTAAAATGTCAGCGGCTTATTGGGCTAATAAAGTAAAGTGGTGAGATTGACAATCTTTAGCTATATATGATATAATAAGTTATAACCAAAAGGAATATGATGACCTACCTAGAATGTGTAAATCGTGTATTAAGACGGCTTCGAGAAAATGAAGTTACTACTATAAATGAAACTCCATATTCTAAACTAATAGGTGATTTGGTAAATGTTGTTAAAGTAGAGATTGAAGATGCTTGGGATTGGTCAGCTTTACGCACAACTCTATCAGCATATACAACTGAAAGTTTATTTAACTATGTGCTAGATGGCTCTGGTACTAGATTACGTGTATTAGATGTGTTAAATGACACAGATAATTTTGTTATGCAACCTAGAGATTCACGTTGGTTTAATAAAGCATTTTTACTAAAAGATCAAACTTTTGGTACACCAATGTATTATAACTTTAATGGTGTAACTTCAGATGGTGACTCACAAATAGATTTATATCCTATTCCAGATGGTTTATATGATATTCGTATTAACGTAGTACAGCCTCAAGCAGAATTAACTAATGATGCTGATGTAGTGCTAATCCCAGCTATTCTCCTTGTAGAAGGGGCATTAGCTAGAGCTATAAATGAACGTGGTGAAGATGGTGGATATGCTGAACAAGAACAACGCTATCGCTCATTAGGTGCTGATCTCATTGCTATAGAATCCTCACAACGGATGGATGAACTCACATGGATATCTTGTTAAATGGCTGGCATATTAAAAGCCTTTAGTAATGCTACATTAGGGTTCTTGGGTTTAAACACTCAGGAATCAGGTATTACCCTTGAAGGTGGATATGCTACAAAAGCTAATAATTGTATTATTGATAAGTTTGGTCGTTTAGGTAGTCGTAGGGGTTGGTCATTTGTTACCACCGTTCCTGATGGACTTACAACTACTAAATATATAGAATCTTTATTTGAGTTTGTAGATAGTAATATGGTTTCTACTTTCCTATCAGCAGGTAATGGTAAATTATTTCAAGGTTCTACTACTCTTGTTGATACTCCTGTAAGAGAGGCAGATCAAACAACAATTGTACCAATTACTTTTACAGGTAATAGATGGCAGTTCTCACAATTAGCTGAGGGTATTGGTTTTGATGCTTCTATTTATGCTTTTGCTACTCAGGGTGGAAACCCTATGCTTGTTTATAGAAAACAAAATCATACAGGGTCTTATATCTTTCAAAAGATTGGGGACTATGGTTCTAAACCTTCAGGTGTAACAACCTTTGACCCTGATTGTTGCCATTCAGCTTTTGGTCGTATGTGGGTGGCAGGGGTAACAGGAGCTAAGTCTACAGTTTATTTTAGTAAACTATTAGATGGAGCTGTATTTACAGCAGTGGGTGCAGGTCTATTAGATGTAGCTACTATTGTTGGTGACAACGATGAAATTATTGGTATATCCTCACATAATAGTTATCTTATTATCTTTTGTAGAAATAATATTATTGTATATGGTGGTGCACAAAATCCAACAACAATGGCATTACAAGATGTAATTGCAGGTGTTGGTTGTATTGCTAGAGATTCCATACAGCAAACAGGTACAGATTTAATATTCTTGTCTAATGGTGGTGTTAGAAGCCTTAATAGAGTTATACAAGATAAGAGTATGCCTATGCGCGATTTGTCAGCTAATATTCGTGATGATTTAGTGCAGTATGTTAATGGTGAAGATTTAAAACAAATTAAAAGTGTATATTTTGAACGTGATGCTTTCTATCTATTAGTCTTACCAAACTTACAACAAACCTTTTACTTTGATTTACGTCAAACACTCCCTTCAGGTGCAGCTCGTACAACTGCTTGGAATAACTTTGTACCAAAAGCTTTATGTGCCACAAGGGATAGGAATTTATTTGTAGGTATGATAGGGGGTATTGGTAAATACTTTGGTTATGCTGATAATGGGGCTTCTTATCGTATGGAATATTTCACACCCTCTGTGGATGCTGGTGAGCCTTTTACTTTAAAGATGTTAAAAAAAGCTAGCCTTGTAATTATTGCTTCAGGTTCACAAGATGTAATTATGAAATATGGGTTTGATTATAAAACTACATATTCTAGTAGAACATTTACAGATAATTTTGTTGGTGGTAGTAGTGAATATAACACTGCTGAATACAACATTGGTGAATTTACATCCGGTTTAGCAATTAATGATATTACAATGCACTTAGGTGGTTCAGGTAAAATCTTGCAGTTTGGTATAGAAGTACCAATTGAAAATAGTCCTGTAAGTTTACAACAATTAACAGTTTATATTAAAACAGGGAAAATGGTCTAATGTCAACCTACGTGAAAGCAACTAATTTCTATATTAAAGATAGTTTACTTACAGGGAATCCTAGTAAAATTATTAAAGGTGCTGAAATTGATGATGAGTATAATGCTTTGGCTATTGCAGTAAATAGTAAAGCAGATTTAACATCACCTTCCTTCCTTGGTACGCCCCTTGCACCTACTGCTAGTGCTGGTACAAATACTACACAAATAGCTACAACTGCCTTTGTTATCACTAATGGTGTTCCCTCTGGTGGTATTTTAATGTGGTCTGGGGCTGTAGTCGCTATTCCTAGTGGATTTAACCTTTGTGATGGTACTAATGGTACACCTGATTTAAGAAATAGGTTTATTGTAGGTGCTGGCTCTACTTATGCTCCTAATGCTGTAGGTGGTAGTAATGATATGGTAGTTCCTAGCCATACTCATACTTTCACTGGTGATGCTTTAGCAGCCCATTTACATACAACAGCTTATCAATATAATGGTTCAGGTGGTTCAGCAGGTGTAGGTACAGCAGGGGGTATTGGTTCTAGTAATACTAGTTCTGTTTCAGCTGGTACACCATCAGGTACAGTAGGCACTACAGGTGTTTCTGCTACTAATGCTAATATGCCTGCTTACTTAGCCCTTGCTTATATTATGAAGTTGTAATGATAGATTTATTTTTATCTATGAATAATATCCCAAAAGAGTTATGGGAGTTTTCTAGGGTAGAAGCTAAATTATGGACATTTCACCCAATATACAGAGATAATAAAATAATAGCTTTTTTTGTAACTAAAGATAACAAAATACATTGTGCTTGCTTACCTGAATATAAAGCTAAATGGTTTCGTATGAAAATGTTTAAACAACTTGTTACTAATATCTTATCTAAATACTCTTGTGTGGAAACCACTACATTTTTAGATACTTATGATTTTGTAACTAGACTTGGATTTAAGGAAGTAAGTAGAATGAATAATACAATAAATTATATAAAGACGGAGATTTAATTATGAGTTTTCTTGCACCAATTGCAGGGGCAGTTATTGGGGGCTTAATGTCACCAGATGCCCCACAACAACAACAAGCTCCGGGTTTTACACCTTATGGCATTACTACAGGTTTTGGTACATCTACTTTTGATACAGCAGGTAAGACAGGTGGTTATACCCTCACACCTGAAATGCAAGCGTTTAGAGATCAATACTATGGTGCAGCTACAGCAGCTATGCCTACAGCTCAACAAACAGCTTATGCTAACCAAGTAAGGGATTATGGTCAGGGTTTATTTAATCAAGCTACAGCGATGGACACTGGGGCTATGACTCAAGATTATTATAATAAACAACAAGCTATTCTACAACCTAGCCGTTTACAAGAATCAAGTGATTTGTCAGATCAAATGTATGGTACTGGTCGTGTAGGTTTAGGTGTAGGTATGGGACAAGGTTATGTCAATCCCCAACAATATGCTTTAGCTCAAGCTCGTGAACAGCAAAATGCTAACCTAGCTTTATCTGCTGAAGATCGTGCTAGAGGTATTCAACAACAACAAATCGCTCAAGGTTCTAATCTTTATGGTTTGGGTACATCTATGGCTACAGACCCATATAACACTGCTAATCAATTATTTGGTTATGGGGCTAATATTGAGAATTTAGGTAAAGATGCTCTTACCATTGGTAGTAATATTGGTAGTATGTCTGGGCAATTAGGTAATCAAGCTGCTAATTATAATAATGCTTCAGCTCAACAAAACTATTTGAATAACCTTAGCCAAGCTAATGCCTATGGAAATGCTGCTGGGCAAGCTATTGGGGGATTTGGTAAATTATTTCCAGCTGCCGTAAATCCTACATATAACCCAACTTCTGTATATCAAAAAGTAGGTGGTCCGGGTATTACATCTGCACCACAGCAAGGTATTCAATATGGTCAAGCAAAGAGTCCTTTTGAATTTGGGGGTTACTAATGGCTGAAATTATACAAGGTTTATTTGGGGTGTCACCTGCCTCACTAAAAGCACAGCAAGATGCTCAGTTTCAACAACAAAACTTACAACTAGCTCAACTAGACCCTCAAGCACAACGCTTTGCTATGCTGGGTTCAGGTGGTAGAGCATTAGGGCAAGCGGTAGGTGGATTGTTTGGGGCACAAGACCCAGCTATGTATCAAGCGCAGCAAGAGAATACCCTTGTTCAAGAAACATTAGCAGGTTTAAGTCCAGAGCAACAACAAAACCCTATGGCTGTTCATCAAGCAATTTTTGATATGGCACAGCAACGTGGATTAACAGATTTAGCTAATAAATCTTATGCTAATATGCAAGCAGGGCAAATGCAACAAGCTAAGTTAGGTACAGAACAAGCACAAGCAGCTAAGTACAATGCTGAAGCTGCTAAAGCCGCAAGACTGGAAAGTGACAAACGTTATTTATCCGTAGGTAAAAATATATTTGATACTTCTACTTCTCAATGGATTCCTGCACCAGAAGGTGTTAAAAATGATGAAGATACTTTAAGTACAGATAAAAAAATATCTAATCTTG